CACGTTGGAGTTGGCTATGAAGGCGCACCTCCTGTAACGATATGGACATACTAAATTAAATTAAATGGCAAAATTAATACGTAAGATTAGCATTGGTACTGACTACAAAAATGAAGCAATGCACTACTCTGTAGGACAAGAGGTTTATGGAGGGCATACTATTTCAGATATATTAGAAGAAGATGGTTCTTTTAAAATATTCATAACTAAAAACAAAGAAGTACTACCGTGGAAACATTTTAATTCTAACATGGCTGTATCTGTTGAATATAATTTAGATTATTAATGCAGGCACTTTTTGACTATATCATATCTACTGAAAACCGCTATAATAATGTGGTTAAAATTGACGACAAAAAATTAATTGTTAACACAGAAATTACAGAACGTGACCACATTTTTGTTAATCGTATTGGTACTGTTTATTCTTGCCCTCTTACAAGCGATGCAGAGATAGAAAAAGGAGATGATGTTATCTTGCATCACAATGTATTTAGAAGATGGTATGATTCCCATGGCAAAGAAAGAAACTCAGCTAGTTATATAGGTGAAGATAAATACATAGTTTCTAGTGATCAAATATACGCTTATAAAAAAAACGACAAATGGAACTGTTTGCCAGAATATTGTTTTGTAAAGCCGCTGTATAAAGAAGATGAATGGGCACTTCAGACGGATGAAAATTTATCAGGAGAGTTAGTATACCTAAATAAAGAATTACAGCAATTAGGGCTATCTAAAGGATCAGTAGTGGGGTTTACGCCTAACTCAGAATATGAGTTTACCATAGATGGTCAAAAATTATATCGTGTATTATCAAATCAAATAACAATAAACTATGGACCGAAGACAAAAAATAGTTCTAGCAGCTGAACAAGCTTTAATTGAACTTGACAAGGTTATAAGACAAAAAATTGATTTAGTTGAACTTGATCCTGAAAAAGCTAAGACGGCTGCTCAAGCAAAATGGGTTGCTATTGAAGATTCTTTAAAAATAATTGAAAAAATAGAACAACTAACAGAGAGCAAAAGCAGTAAAGAAACTAAAACGTTTTTAAGTGTTGAAAATAGAATTAAATAATGTATAAGCAAACATTATATACAATACATAGAAAGCACTTACTTGATAAAAAAATAAAACATACTAATAAACATAATAACTTTAAATATGGTTATAATGAAGATTTAGATTGTGTTATAATAAGTAAAGACGGTACATTAGGTGATATATATGATATACAAGGTCTTAAGGTAGGATTACCTAAAACTCCAGAAAAAATAAATGGAAAAGATCTAAAGCAATCAGAGCAGTTCTTTAAAATACCAAACAAACCAGAATCTTTAAATAAAATAAAAACTATATATGATTTTCAAAACTATTCAGAAGATATTAAAGAAAAATACTATAGTTATATTGATGATGAGTTTAATCACAGGGATGCTGGTTATTGGTTCATGTGCAACGGTTCCCCGAACTACATTACAGGATCGCACTATACATATCTCACTTGGACAAAGATCGATGTTGGATCACCTGATTTTAGGCAGGCAAACAGAATATTTTATTACTTCTGGGAGGCTTGCAAGGCAGACAAGAGATCTTATGGAATGTGCTACCTCAAGAATAGACGGTCTGGGTTTAGCTTTATGGCATCATCAGAGACTGTTAACTTGGCAACAATATCCAAAGACTCTAGGTTTGGGATATTATCTAAGACTGGTGCAGATGCAAAGAAGATGTTCACAGATAAGGTTGTTCCAATTAGCATCAACTACCCGTTTTTCTTCAAACCAATACAGGACGGAATGGAACGTCCCAAAACAGAATTATCCTACAAGATTCCTTCCAAAAGACTTACCAGAAATTCCCTTAAAGAAACCGGAAAAGAAGAAGAGAAAATGGGAGAAGGCTTGGACACCACTATCGACTGGAAGAATACAGGGGACAACTCGTACGATGGGGAGAAATTACAACTCCTTGTCCACGACGAATCGGGCAAATGGGAGAGGCCGGATAATATCCTCAACAACTGGAGGATCACGAAAACCTGCCTCAGGCTCGGAGCAAAAATAGTTGGTAAATGTATGATGGGATCAACATCTAATTCTTTAGCGAAAGGTGGTGATAACTTTAAAAAATTATTTTATAATTCAGATGTCACAAATAGAAATCGCAATGGCCAGACTGCAAGTGGATTATATTCTTTGTTCATACCTATGGAATGGGGATACGAAGGGTTTATTGACAAGTACGGATATCCTGTCTTCGACACACCATCAGAGCCGCTTGAGGGAATTGATGGGGAAAAAATCTTTACAGGAGTTATTGAACATTGGGAAAATGAAGTCGATGGTTTAAAACACGACAGTGATGCTTTAAACGAATACTACAGACAATTTCCAAGATCAGAAAAACATGCTTTTAGAGATGAAACAGTTAATTCTTTATTTAATTTAACTAAAATATACGAGCAAATAGATTTCAACGAAGAAATGACAATGGCAGGTCATGTTGTTCAAGGTACTTTTTCTTGGAAAAACGGAATTAAAGATACTGAAGTAATATGGGTTCCAACTAAAAATGGAAGATTTAAAGTAACTTGGATTCCACCTGTTAGTATGCAAAACAACTCTATATTAAAAGGTGGTTTAAAATATCCTGGTAATGATGGTTTAGGTGCGTTTGGATGTGATTCTTATGATATATCTGGAACTGTAAGTGGTAGTGGATCTAACGGAGCGCTACACGGTTTAACTACATTTTCTATGGTTAGTGACGTGCCTAATAGTAAGTTTTTTTTAGAATATGTTGCAAGACCTCAAACTGCTGAGATATTTTTTGAAGAAGTACTTATGGCTTTAGTTTTTTACGGAATGCCAATACTTTGTGAAAATAATAAACCTAGATTATTATATCATTTAAAAAGAAGAGGCTATAGAGGTTATTCAATGAATAGGCCTGACAAGCTTAAAGGTAATTTATCTAAAACAGAACTTGAACTAGGAGGAATACCTAATTCATCAGAAGATATAAAGCAAGCTCACGCAGCTGCTATAGAATCTTACATAGAAGAATATGTGGGTAGTAAAGATGAAAATCATGGTAACATGTTTTTTCAAAGAACATTAGAAGACTGGGCTAAATTTGATATATCAAAAAGAACAGCTTACGATGCATCTATAAGTAGTGGCTTAGCTATAATGGCTTGTCGAAAACATTTATATCGCCCTAGTGCGGAAAGAACAGTTAAAAAACTTGACTTTGCATTTTCAAAATATAAAAATGAAGGATCAAGAAGTGAGTTAATAAAATAAATATGGCAAAAATAACAGCGAAAAATTACGCATTCCCTAGTCAAGCAGTATCTGACTCCGTTAAAAAGACGCAAGAGTACGGTCTATCGGTGGGTAGAGCTATTGAACAAGAGTGGTTCAATAAGGACAACAATGGGGTTAGCAGATTTTATAATTCTAGAGAAGAATGCCATAGACTTAGGCTATATGCTAGAGGTGAGCAATCAATAAAAAAATACAAAGACGAATTTGCTATTAATGGTGATTTATCTTATTTAAACTTAGATTGGAAACCAGTACCTATAGTTCCTAAATTTGTAGATATTGTTGTTAACGGTATGCAAGATAGAACTTTTACAATAAAAGCAGTGGGTCAAGATGCTTTGTCTACAGGTAAAAGAACTAAGTTTGTTAATGATGTTCAGCAAGATTTAAACACTGCTGATTTACTTTTAAAAATAGAACAACAATTAGGTGTGTCAGCTAGAAATTTTGCGGTTAATGAACTTCCAGCAAACACAGAAGAGCTTGAGCTATACATGCAGTTAAACTATAAGCAAGGTATAGAATTAGCTGAAGAGCAAGCTATAGAAAATATATTTAAATCAAACGGATACGATCAAATAAAAAGAAGGGTAGACTATGATATTGCAACTATTGGTATAGGTTGCGCTAAGCATGGTTTTAATAATACTGATGGTGTTGTTATAGATTATGTTGATCCAGCTAATTTAGTTTGGTCATATACTGAAGACCCTAATTTTGAAGATTGCTATTACTTTGGAGAAGTAAAAAATATAAAAGTAAACGAACTTAAAAAAGAATTCCCTAACTTGAGTAATCCAGAAATATCTGAATTAGTTAAGAAAGGTTCTAATTGGAACGTTTACAACACTTATAATCCTCAAGATTATTATACTAACGATTCGCTTTCTCAAAACAATACATTAACAGTACTTTATTTTAATTGGAAAACTTGGGAACACGATGTTTACAAAATAAAAGAAATCTCTACAGGAGCTAAAAAAGCTATTGAAAAAGATGATTCTTTTGATCCTCCAGAAGATAATGTTAGGTTTGAAAAAGTAAAACAAACAAGAGAGGTAATTTACGAAGGAGTATTAGTGCTAGGTACAGATCAATTACTTAAATGGCAAAAGGCTACCAATATGGTTAGACCTAATGCTAATATAAATAAAGTAATGATGAATTATGTTGCTAGTGCACCTAGAATGTACAAAGGTAACATAAATTCATTAGTTGCTAAAATGACACCTTATGCTGATTTAATTCAGCTTACTCACTTAAAGTTACAACAAGCTATACAAAGAATGACACCTTCAGGTGTTTATTTAGATGCTGATGGTTTAGCTGAAATAGATTTAGGTAATGGAAATAATTATAATCCTCAAGAGGCTTTAAATATGTATTTTCAAACTGGTTCTATTATAGGTAGATCTTTGAATGTTGAGGGAGATCCTAATCCAGGTAAAATACCTATAACAGAACTACCGGGTAGTGGCGGTTCTCAAGTTCAAGTTTTAGTTGGCGCATATAATCAGTACATACAAATGATGAGAGATGTTACTGGTCTTAATGAAGCAAGAGATGGTTCTGATCCAGATCCAAACTCTTTGGTGGGTGTGCAAAAATTAGCAGCTGCAAATAGTAATGTTGCGACAAGACATATACTATATAGTAGTATGTTTATAACAACATCATTAGCTGAGGCAATATCTTTGAGGTTTAAAGATGTACTAGAGTTTCATCCAACTAAACAATCTTTAATAGACTCTATAGGTCAGTTTTCAGTTGGTTCTTTAGAAGAAGTTAAAAATTTAAATTTACATGATTTTGGTATATTCTTAGAGTTAGAACCTGATGAAGATGAAAAAGCTTTGTTAGAAGCTAATATTCAAATGGCTTTATCTAAAGGAGATATATTCTTAGAAGATGCTATAGACATAAGAGAGGTTAAAAATGTAAAACTAGCAAATCAATTATTAAAATTTAGAAGAACTGCAAAACAAAAAGCGGATCAAGACCAAGCTGCAGCGGCTAGTGCAGCTCAAGCTAAAGCACAAGGAGATGCTCAAATTGAAGTTGAATCCGCTAAAGCTCAAGCTGAACAAATTAAAACAGATTCT